TTAAGCTGACTTTTTCAACTCGACCACTACGCCCGGACCCACGTTTTGCGGCCGGTCCCCACGGGCATTCTCAACTTTCTTTGCAGCTTCGAGTTGGTCTGCCGTGTCGATGTGGTCGTAGCGCATGGACGTGGTGACGGTCTTATGTCCAAGCATTGTCATGCGAATTTTGATGTCGACGCCTTGCTTCCGCAGGCGCGTATTGCGTGTATGGCGCAGCGAGTGGATCACGAGGTTATCGCTGTACCCACAGGTTTGGCAGGCTCTTTTGAAACACTTTAGCAAGCGTGCTTCATTCGGCAGTGGTCCGCGAGCCATGATAGCGCGCAGCTCTCGCGCCAGATCGGGGCGGATATATACCCGCCGTGCTTCGATGTTCTTCGTCTGGTCTCCCGCAAGGTTGATCCAGCCGTTCTCGCTCTGATCCTCGGCGGTCTCGATCTCGATCTGCTCGCGCCGCAGCTGGTAGACCAGCTCGCCCTCACGTAGGCCCGTCTCGACCAATACGCGCACGCACGTAGCCTCTACGTGTTCCCCGCGTCCCTCCATGACCCCCAGGATTGCCTCGTCCTGATCGAACGATGTGAGTACGTCACGCGCCTTGTTCACCTCGTGCTGCAGCGGGACCTTAGGGCGCTTCACGATGTAGTCGCGGTCGAAGGCAAAGTGCAGGACGGCGCTGGCAACCGTCAGGTAACGGTTGATGGTGCCCGCCGTCATCTGAATGCCCTTCTTGACCGGCGAGCGCTCCAAGCGCTTCACAACGTCGTCTTCGAGCACCCGCGTGGTGATGTCGGCAATGTCCAAGTGACCAAGCCGCTCGATCAGCCAAGCCAAGCGCTGCAGTGTGCTGCGGTCCCGACCGCGTTTCCACTTGCCTTTGGGACCACCCGCGTCCCGGCATTCCTCGGCAACCTGCTTGAACGTGCGGCCGCTCGCGTTGCTGCCCGCAATGGTCGGTGGCTCTTCGCCAGTGAGGCGCACGAAGACCTCGTAACCCTCGGCGAGCTTCTTGGTCTCGAAGCGGCGGCGGAAACGCTTATCCTTCACCAGGGCTTCGCCGTACCAATAGCCGGTCAGTTTGTCGTCGCGTTTCTCAGCGTATGCCATAGGATCACCAGTGTGCTGCATTCAGACAAAAGAAAAGCGGGGCTACGTCACCCCGCCTCGATCAGGACTTGTGGAGTGTCCTGCAGATTTTATGCACCAGGGCGCGGCCTGCAGGCGTCAGGAAGGTCTGCCGCCGACGCATGTCGAGAGGGTCCAGGCGCTGCGACACAAGCCCGTAGCCGGGCTCCCTGCGCCTGTTGTGCGACCCTATGTCCAGCAGGTTACGCGTCATGACAGATTGCGCAACGCCCGCCCGCTCGGCATAGTCTTCGACGCCCAAACCTTCCTGCAGAGCTACCAGCATGAACGTGTAGGCGTGCTGCAAGGGCATGGTCGGCCGGATAGCCTTGAACGCGTCGAGGAACTGCATGGCGTTACCCAGGCAGGTCACTTCCTCAGGCGTGAGTTTCGACACATTCGCGCGTTCGGGCATCGTGGCAAACTCGGTTAAAGGCTCTGCGAACTGCAACATAGCATGGAACTCCAAAAGGGATACGCTAGGCGACTGCCCTCGGATCATCGCCGTGTATAAATAACACTTGGGGCTGATGTGGTTCATTCAATGCCGAGAGTGCTGCTTCACAATCGAACGGCATGATGACGAGAACGGCACCCCATCCTGTTAGTTCCGACACCGCATCACGAAATTTCAGGTTTACCTCGCCCGTGTCGTGGTCGTGCGAGACAACCTCCATGTGAGTTCCAGCAGGTACGATGCCGTACGGCTTCATGTCAATATCAAGCCCTGTCACGAACTTATCGCCGATCTCGAAGCCTGTCGGAACCTCATGGGCGCGTACGATACGGCTCTCGATACGCCCTGCATCAGTCATCATGAACGCGTGTTTCATTTGAACGCCAACTCCTCACCCTACGTTGATTTCAAGTTCAGGAATGCTCCCCACCAGCCAAGATTGGAGCATATGTGGCATTAGACCACACTTGGTCAACTAGTATTTGCAAGTGCTCTGTCGAGCTTCTTGATCTTCTTGCGCAGGCTGGCAGCGATTTTCCCGCTTAGGCTCTGCGGATCAGGCTCGCGCAGGCGCGTAAGGCTTTCGAGTTTCAGTTGCGCCGTGCGTAGTTCTCGTTGCTTGCTCTCACGCTGCAACGTGCGCAGGCGTGCGGCCCGATCTGCCTTGTCGGCCGCTTTGATCTCCGCAGGCGTCAGCGAACGGGCAGGGTGACAGTGACGACACAGCAGCTCAGGGATTGCGCCGTCAGCGTTGTGGTCGATGGTGCAGCTCATCGTTCAGTCCCACCGTTGCGCCAGCAGCTCAAGCGGCCATGCGTTGACGTAGAGTATCCCGCACGCGCGTAGGACCGGCGGAGCGTTCACCACGTGGTAGTGCTTGCAGCGGTGCATAAGCCACCAACCGTCACGCTTGGTTGCCGCAGGGTTCGTGTAGTCCATGGTGTCGAGAATTTCCGGGTGATACTTGGCGAGATAGCCAAGCACCGTGTCGAAACCCGCAGGCACGTCAGGCGTGATTGCCATCGCGTGTTTGTTTTCGTGTACGCGCGTATAGGCGTCGACCTTGGCTTGCAGTGCATCGCGTTCAGCGGCGAGCTGCAGGACCATATCGGCAGACGTGGGGAAACCATGGGTAGCCAAGAGATTGGCGACAGCAATGGCGCAATGGGTAGCCGTAGACGTAGGCATGTGTGCTCCTATGGTGAGTGTGCTGTTTTAGATCAAAGAAAAAGTGACTTCGCAAGACGCGCACTCGCGTAGGAAAGCGCATTGCTTGCGGCCGAAAACCACAACGTCACGGGCGACCGTGTAGACCGCCACATGAAACCCTTTCGCCTGCAGGCGCGTACGGGCATCACGATCAAACCAGCGTTGCAACGCGTCCAGCGAAGGGAAGCCAAAAGCTTTCCCCTCGTATTCATCCATACCGTCGACGCGTGGAGCAGGGTGCGCGGACCATGGCGACCAAGCATCATCGCCACCATCGAGGTGGATTTTCGAGTAGCCAAGAGCGCAATATGGGCCCTCACCGTCGACGCGTTCCACGCGGTAAACCGTTTGCATCATGGCGCGTGCGCCTAGCTTTCACGTTGCTGGTCTAGGACGCGTTCTGAGACGTCCAGCAATTCGGCCGCCTCGCCGAGTTCGAGCATGTCAGGGGTCTCGTAGGTCTCAATATCAAGCATGTGGATTGCCTCGTTGTTTGGTTGATGTTTGTTTAGTCGGATTAGAGTTCGCCCGGCTGACAAGGCCTCACAGCGTATTGCGGTCTACGGTGGAACATTCGATTGCGTAGGCAATACCCATAGACGGCGCGCGCAATAGCTTGTGTGCCGAGACCGATAATCATTGCCTCGGTCGGCGCTATGCCGAGACCGTCACTGATCGTTATGTGTTGTGAGTTGTCGACGGTCTGCAGTTCGAACGTGGCGCATTGGGCGCGCATTGCCGTTCTAAGAGCCTTGTGAGCGGCAAATCCCCTGCCGCGTCCTTGGATGCCCGATTGTCTACGCATGGTGATTGCCTTTCGTGGTCTGATTGACAGTGTGCTGTATTACCGCACAACGAAACCGGATTGATCCTTTTTCGCCTTGCGTCCTTTAGGGGACAAGCCAACCACATAGCCGACAATCGTCGTTGCATCGGCGCGCGGATCAAGGTGGCGCAAATCGTGCTGATCTCCGTCAATAACCGTGCAACCGTTCCACGCCGCTGGTCTCTCACCTCCAAACACTACCGCGACGTTGAAACCACGCGACAGCAATTTGAGTGCTTGCGCTTCATTGGTCTCACTACGTGAGAATGTGAGATGCAAGTTAGACGGCAACGCACGATCAAAACGGTAAGGGTTCTTTGTGTAGTCGACGAACTGAATATCAGGGAACGCGTGATAAATGCCTTCCCATGCAATGTCCGTCGACCCATTGAGACGCACGCAAAGCTTTAGACCCATGCTAGCGGCTTTCTTTTGGGCGAGTTCGATTGCCTTCACTATGTCGGCAACATAGGCCTTGCGGTCCCGCATGAACCGTTGCGCCTTGGCGCGCCGAGACAAACGAACGCTATTCATATCGTCGTCACGCTTCACCATGCCCGCTTGTCCGCTATGCTCGCCGAGACACAACGCCTTGCATCCTGCCGTAGCGTTCGGGCAAAGGTTGCCGACGCCGCCAAGGGTAAAGGGTGCCATGTAGTGAATGGCGTTCAAGTAGCCGTAATCGCGCGCCTTGGTCTCTTTGCCTTGCGCCTCGCCGTCGCTGATTTGCTTGTCGGTAGCGAATGAGAAGATACGGTTTTGCATCGGTCTATTCCTTGTGTGCTGTAATTGGTCGAGGTAATGGCGTTGTTTGTTTGGTCGACTCGGCTTAACGTCGTCGAATTATTTCATCTAGGATCAAGTCACCATAGCGCGCGGCGCGTAGTGTCACTTGTCCTTTGTTACGACCCGTCTTAACGCGTTTGGTCGATTGCTTATCAAATAGCTTGTGCAGCTGGTCATTGGTGAACCCTGCGAAGTGCGCGATTTGTTGCTTCTTAGACCGCATCACACTCACCTCAAGCCACTTTGATAATGTCACTGCGCAACGAGGCGACTAGCGCCGCATTCAACGCGTATGTCTTTGCGTCCCACTTGTCGGCAAAGACCTTATCAGTTGCCGTCTTTGATCCGACGCATTGGCCCTTGGCATTCCGCGCGACAATCATCGGCCGAAAGCCGCCAGAAACCTTGGTAACTGTGGGAACGAAAGTAATCATTGGGTTGCCTCGGTTGTGTGTGAATTGCATGTCGTCTGTGCTGTATTAAGTCAGTGATTTGCCGTCTCACCTATACCCCTGGACGCATGGCTGATCCCACGGGATTGCATGGCAAGCGTGCTGTATCCCAAGGCGATGCAATAGGACGGCCAAGGGATAGCGCGGCATCCGCTAGGCGGCGGGAATGCCTCGGCAAGCATTGGGCTAACCCATGGGCTTCCTATTGGGTTTGTGCATGGGTCTATGCTCGCCGAGCAGTGAGACCCGCTCCGCGTTCACATAGACTAGGATTGCTGTCCTATCCTACCAGCTGCCACGCGCCTCGGCGAGGCCTTGCCGTTGCCATCACGGTTAGGCTAACCGTTGACAGCCAAGCAAAATCAATGGGTTAGCTGGTCACGTGGGGACGCGCGTGGGGATTGCTTGTGGTCGACGGCGCGCGGCGCTTGGCATCGGGTCCCTTATCCCGGCCAGACGGGCAGGAAGTGAGCCCGGTCACGGTTTCAAAAAGCCCGACTAAAGCTCCTGCAGCTGCAAACTGGCGACAGCGGTGTCTCCCTGGGGTACCTCGGGTCCCCTTTGGGTCCCATATGGGTCCTTTGACCGATCGACCAATGTTTTCAATAGGTTAGCGCAGGGTTCCCGGCGGTCAATTATGACACCGTATGGGGCAATTGTGGCAATGCAGGTCGTTTCCTCAATGAAATCAACGACATGACCCTTTTTATGGTCGACGAAAAGAACCAAGGGCCGTTAGATGCCCTGTCACAATTCAATTCCCTTTATGCTCCATTGAGGACCCGCACGTATGCCTTTGGAAACGGCGACCTACATCGACCAACTTGTGTCGTCGAACCCCGTCCACACGGACGACCCTAACCAGGGTGACGCACATCTGCGGCTCATCAAGAGCGCGATCCAAGCGACCTTCCCGAACTTCACTGCAGCTGCGCTCAACTCGACGCAAGCGCAGATCGACGCGGCGGTCGCAGCCTCGACCTCAAACGCTCTCACGTTCAAGACCGGCAGCGCCTCAGGTCCCTTCCTGAATGTCCTCGGTGATCTGACGACCGGCATCTATCAGTCGGCCGCAGGGCACCTGAACGTCACTGCTGCTGGCACCGAAATTCTCGACGTGTCGAGCGCAGGCCTCAACATCACCTCGGGTACCCTGCAGATCGGCGGGACCGCAGTGTTTCCTTTGGTCTCGGCCGACTTCGGCGCGGGATCGGTGGTCACTGCAGCGCTCGCGGCTTCTTGCGTCACCTACGCGAAGATGCAGAACATCTCCAACGGGGCGTTGCTCGGCAACTTCACGGGCGCAGCTGCAGCTCCGTCTGAATACACCCTCGGCGCTGGTCTGAAAGTGACCGGCACAACGATTATTGGTACTGCGACGATTGCGTCTGTCAGTCCTGATTTGCTGATCGTCAACGACGGCACGAACCCGAACACCAAAGTCAACATCACGTGCTCCGAAGCGGTGATGTCGAACTACGCTGGTCAGTCCGCGTACGCCTCGAACGTCTCTGTCTCGATTGACACGACGACCACTGGCGCAAACGCTATGGGCACCGGATCGGGCTCTCGTGCAGCGAACCAGAAATACTTTTGGTGGCTGATCTCCAACGGGTCGACCACAGCTGCTCTCGGCTCCAAACAGTCGACGTATGCTGGTCTGGTCTCCGCTGGTGATCTTCCCTCGGGTTACACGTTTGCAAAGCGTGTCGGCGCGAACTTCACTGATGCTTCTTCGAACCTCTATCGTGTGAAGCAGACGGGCCAGGACGCCCACTATATCCTGACAGCATCGACCAACACTGCGTCGCCGCCCATTGTGGCTGCGATGGGTACGAGTGGTAACAACGTGAGTTGCTCGGTAGCAGGGGTTATTCCTGCCACTGCAACAGACGGACTGTTCACGCTTGAGCTTGGTCATACTGCGGCTGTCGCGGTGTACTCCTGTCTGAGCCCCAACGCTAACTATGGCACTGCAGCCAGTGCGACCGATCCGCCGTTCGCAATGATCACGACTGCGTCCGGCAGCGCAAACCCCGTCTCTGAGACGTTCCTGATGCCTCTCGAAGGAACCAACGTGTTCTTCAGTGGCAACGGCGGAACCTACAGCGGTTGCTTTGTGGCTGGTTGGAAAGACCCTGTCTGATCCTGTCAGCGCTATCCCTTTGAGGGGGTAAGGGGGAGCCTAAGGCTCTCCCTTCGTCTCCCTTAGGTATCCCTGAGTTCACATCAGTAGATACCAAACAAACAAAACCATCAGTTCAAAACTTTAGTGGTCCTTGGGTTTCCTAAGGTACCTCTTCTTTCCTTTAGGATCACTATGAGTGTTTTCGTCAAAGCTCGTTCTTTAGGCAAGCATGGCATCATTAACGATGTCGATCCTTACGACCTTCCACCTGAAGCTTTCTCTTCTGGTGTCAATGTGCGGTTTCGCAATGGTCGTGTCTCAAGGGCTCCTGTCTTTCGCTCAGTGGCAACCTTGGGTACTGCAAGTCCCCGATTTGTTTGTTCATACAATCAATCTGCTGGCGTCAACCAACTTTTTGTTGGCTACCTCAACGGTAGGGTCTTCCTGACCTCTGCGACGAGCCAGACGGACTACTCTCCCGCAGGTTACACGAACTCTTCTGTCGACGCTGCGTGGTCCTCACAGACCCTCGCAGACCTTGTGTACATCAATCGGGCCGACAGGGCTCCCTGGGTACTGGCGTCAGGATCAGCTTTCCAAACGCTTCCGAACTTCCCGGCAAACACCACGTGTGGATTGATCCGGGCCTGCGCTGGAGCCTTGGTGGCGCTCAACATCACGCAGAGTGGCACCAACTATCCGTCGATGCTGCTCACGTCGCAAATCCCAACAGCGGGCTCCGTGCCTGCCTCGTGGGACTACACGAACCCTGCGACCAACGCGACACAGAACGTCCTCACTGAACTTGAGGGCGGCATCGTTGATGCACAGAGCTTCGGCACGAACCTCGTGATCTACGGGACAGACCAAGCGTGGCTCATGCAAGCCAACGGGTCCTTCTCGATCTATTCGTACTTCAAGCTTCCCTTCCACAAGGGTGCCATCAACTCCAACTGTGTTGTTGAAATCGACGGCCAGCACTACGTGTTCGGCCCCGACGACATTTGGCGTCACGACGGCACCAACGAGCAAAGCTTGGTGAGTGGTCGCAACCGCGACTACATCTTCGGCTCGCTGAACCAAGCGTACAACAATCGCTGCTTCGTGCTCCACAATCCGGCACTCAAGGAGCTGTACTTCTGCTACGTCTCTGGCGACAGCCTTGTGAACTTCACAGGAGTCGGCGGGTGCAATCGTAAGGCCACGTACAACTACGCGGACGACAATTGGACCTTCGACGATCTGCCGTCAGTCTACAGCGGCACCTATGCTCCGCTCGCGGCTACGCAATCCTGGGCGACCCTTACGGGCACATGGGCCACCTTGGGCGGCTCGTGGCAAAGCTTCGACCAAACCCAACAGCGCACCACGTGCTATGTCGGGGACACGAACGCTACCTACAATTTGACGCAGCAGCTCTACGCTTTCGATTTGTACGGCGCAGGCTCGACGGTGATCTATCCGGTCGACACCAATGCGACCGTAGGTGCCAAGCTGTACCGCGACGGCATCGACCTAGATCAGGTCCAGGGCGTCGATCTACCGGACTACAAGCTGTTCAGCACGATCTGGCCTCTGGCCCGCATCGACGCCGCAGCGAACACCACGTTGAACATTCAGTTCGGCTCGTCTGACTTCTACGGTCAGGCGGCGACATTTGATGGTCCTCCGATGACCTTTGACGGCAACACGCTGTATCAAATGGATTACAACATGGCTGGTCGGTATCTCTCGATGCAGCTGGAATACAACGACTACACCACGTTCTCAGTCTCAGGCTTCGACTTCCTGATTGACGAGACGGGTCAACGATAGAACGGCCGGGGCCTCTGCCGCTCCACTGGTCCGCTGGTGGATGCCGTACGCCCCGGTCCTCATTCGGGTGTTCGTTCAACGATAGGACGAGAGGTCGCGCCTATTATGGCTGTTCAACTCAGTCACACTCGACCAATTAAGGACCAACAATGGCAAAGACTGCCACCGCATACACGCCGCGCCAAGTCACCAAAGACCCAGGCTCGCTGCAGCGGTTTCTGACGCAAGAGTTTCAGAACATATCCGCGTCGATCACGTCTCTGCTGCAAACGGTCAACGGCCAATTGCCGCTCGGCACCTACAAGGTTGCCAACCTTCCCGCAGGTATTACCGCAGGCACCCTCGCTAACGTCTCTGACGGCGCAGCGAGCTTGGCCTGGGGTGCCACTGTGACAGGTGGCGGCAGCGTTTCATACCTCGTGCGCTACAACGGGACCAACTGGACTGTTGTCGGTAAATGAACGATTACGAGTTCGTCATCAGGCACCGTATTCCGACTTGTCCTGACTACGTGTTCGAGATCGACGAGTACAAGCGGCCTGACGGGTCGCAGTTTCTGCTCGCGCACCTCAAGTTCTCATTCTTTGCTCCGTCAACGCTCAAGCGCGCTCTTTTCGAGTGGTCGTGCTTCCGCAAGTGCGTTTCAGCACCTCTTTATGCGGTGGTCGACGACGGTGATTTCAAGAAGTGGAAGAAGTTCGTTTCATATTTCGGCTTTGAGCCGACCGACATTCATCTGCCGTGCAACAACGGCGTCATTCGACAGCTCTTCATTTCAAGGTGAGCAATGAGTTCACAACAGTCTTCAACACAACAGCAGTCTCAGACTAGCCCTTGGGCTCCGCAGGCTGCTGCGCTCACCTCTGCATTCAGCAACGCGGGCAACGCCTACAACACTGCCTCGACAGCTGTCGCGCCGACCAACTTCACGGCGACGATGACGCCCGACCAGCTCGCGGTCTACAACGAGATGCTCGGGATCGGCACTGGCAATACCAGCGCTGGCACCAACGCAGTCAACACGGGTACCGGAGCAACCACGAGCGGCGCTACTGGCGCTGAAGGCGCTCTCAGCTCACTCGGTGCATTCAACCCGAGTGCGACCAACAACCCGTCGAGCATCATCAACTCTGCCAACGAGTACGTGCAGGGTGCCAACATTCCGGCGCAGGTTCAGCAGGCGATGGTCGCCGCGAACCAAGAAGCGAACGAAGTCACCAACCCTGGCATCGCAAGCTCCGCTGCGGCAACTGGCAACACCAATTCGTCTCGCACTGGACTTGCTCAGGGTCTCGTCGACAGCAATCTCGCGGAGAACGCGCAGAACATGTCGGCGGCTCTGTCTGGTCAGGAATACAACACTGGTCTCAATCTCGCCGAGAACCAAGCGAGCACTAACAACGCGACGGCGCTATCGGCTCTCGATGCGGCTCTCGGCGGCGGCACCAGCTTGCTGTCGACCGGCGCAGGCACGACCACCAGCGGCCTCAACGACCTCATCTCGGCTCTCGGCCTCGGCGAGGCTGGAGCAACTGGTCAGCAGACCAACGAGCAAGAAGGTCTCACCAACCAAGAGCAGCAGTTCGTCAGCGGCACCTCTTCGCCGTACGCGGCGCTGCAGGGCCTCATGTCGATCATCGGCAGCAACAATTGGGGCTCCAGCTCGACCGGCTCTTCGACCACGACCACTACGCCGTCTGCTCTGCAGGTTATCGGCGGCGGTCTCTCGTCGCTTGGTGGTCTCATGGGATCGACAGGTGTCGTCGGTGGTGCGAACGCGGGCCTTGGCTCGTCTGGCATCATGGGTGTCTTGTCAGCTCTCGGACCAATAGGACTATAAGGAACAACGATGCAGTCGCCTCTTTTGAACTACGCCAGCGCGATTGCCGCAATCGAAAGCGGTGGTAACTACGGCGCGCTCGGCCCGCAGACTTCAGACGGCGACCGCGCCTACGGTAAGTATCAGGTGATGGGCAAGAACATTCCCGCGTGGACGAAGATCGCCACCGGGTCGTCCATGTCGCCTGATGACTTCCTGAAGGACCCCGACGCTCAGGACCAAGTGTTCAATCACTACTTCGGTTCGGCGCTGAACCAATACGGAAACCCGCAGGATGCGGCGTCTGTTTGGTTCTCGGGCAAGCCTATGTCGCAAGGCGCAGGCAAGAGTGACGGATACAACACTGGCGCTCAGTACGTCGCCAAGTTCAACAAGGCTCTCGCGGATCAACAGCAGTCTCCTATGGCGATGGCGTTTGCTGATCCTACAGAAGCGCCACAGCCTGCGCCTGGCTCTCCGAACGCGGTCGTAGCAAACGACTTCTCTGCTCTGCAAAACAGCGGCGCTCAGACCCCGGCAACTCGCGTTTCTGGTGGCTTCGACGCTATTGCAAACAGTGCTGCACAAACCCCGGCAACTCGTGTTGCTAATGGTTTCTCCGCGCTGCCTCCGCAGAACATCACACCAGCAAATGTGGCTACCGATCAGGTGCCGCAGGACCAACAGCCTCCAGCTGCTGCGCCGCAATCATCCTCGGGTATGAGCCCGACCATGATGAACGCGCTCAACGGCATGGGGCCTGCCTTGGAAAAGGCTGGTGCTGGTCTGCTGTCGATCTACAATCCTGGCGGCGGCGCTGCACTGTCTCAAGCAGCGAACTCTGAATTGGCGCAACGCTTGTCGATGCAGAAGCCTCAATGGGGCGTCATCGGCAAAGACATGTTCGGCCAAGAGCAATACGGCTGGATCAATCCGAACACGCAGACCGTCAAGCCTGCAGGGCCCTCGTCTGATGCAAGCGGCGGCAGCACTAGCTCGCCAAACAGCGGCAACCTCACGGACACCTTCAACTCGATCATCAACGCTCGCCAGAACGGCGCGTCGACTGCTGATCTGGTCAAGATGGTGCCTCCGGTGCTGCAGGGCGACCTGTCGGCGATGTTGAACAACACGGCTGTCCCGTCGAACCTGACGCGACAAGGACCGATGCGCAACGCATTGATCACGATGGCTCACGCCATTGACCCGTCGTTCGATGAGACGAAGCTTCCTGGGCGTATTCAGTTCCAGAAGAACCTCGACAGTCAGTCGATGACCACCATCGGTGGACAGCGGCAGGCGCTCGGCACCATGCTGGATCACTTGACCGGCGTCGGCGACAGCGCAATCGACCTGGGCAACACCAATGGTGTCACCGGGGTCGACATGGAGGCTCGGGCTGACAACGCCGTCAAGAACATGACCACAACCAACGCTGCCAAGGTCAACAAGCTGAACGACCAAGTCGAGAAGTATGTCGGCGAAGTTGGCAAGCTGTACTCTGGCAACCAGGGTGGTGGTGTGGCTGAGCGTGAGACTTCACGTTCTCACTTCAGTGGCAATATGGCTCCCGCAAGTCTTGCAGCTGGTCTCGAAGCCGAACTCGGTTTGGCTCAAGGCAAATACAATCAGATGCAGGCGCAAGCCGACGAGGCCCTTGGTCCTGGCAAGGTCAAGATCATCGGCCCCGAACAGCAAGCTGCCATCCAGAAGGTTCAGGAACAAATTGCTGCGCTTCGTCACCAAGCTAATCCAAATCCAACTGCAGCTCCTGCTCAAAGCAGCGTGCCTGCTGCTGCTCCTACTACCGGACAAGGATTTCAACTCCCCTCCGGGTGGTCCGTCCAAGTGAGATAACCAATGCCTCAGTTTGATTTTACGGGACCTGACGGAAAGACTTACACCGTCAATGGCCCTGACGGCTCTACGCAAGAACAAGCGTTCGCCGTCCTCCAGCGTCAGCTCGGCAGTAACATGCCGCAGGCGCAAACGTCTGGCGTAGATCAAGCTCTCGACGTTGCTCGTGGTGCTGCGAAAGGCATCACAGAGGACGCGGCATCTGGTCTGATCGGCTTGCCGGGCGACGTTGCCAGTGCCGTAGGTGCTGGTGCGAAGTGGGCAGCTAACAAAATTGCTCCCGATGCAACCGCTGCCGCAAGCGATTGGATGACCAATCATCCGAACGTGGCGCGGCTGCTTCGGGCAGCTATTCCTGCCACCAATCTCCCGACCAGCTCTGACGTTGAGAGCGTGATCGACAAGACGCCTCTCGCCATGTCATCGCCGACAACCTCACTCGGTCAGAGCGCGGAGAACGTCGCTTCGTTCATTCCGCAGGCAGCTGCAGGACCCGAAGGTCTCGCGGCGAACGTGCTCAAGCGTGGTGTCCTTCCCGGCGTTGCGTCTGAACTCGCAGGCAAGGCGACCGAAGGGACACCCTACGAAACTACAGCTCGTGTTGCAGGTTCGTTGGTTGCTCCGTCCGGTAACGCAGCTCGCGAGGCCGCAGCCGCTGCAAACATTCCGACCTCCGCAGCTCTCACGGCTGATGGCGGGGCAGGGCGCAACGCATTCCGTGCGGCACCCTTCGCCACCAACTCTGGCGTCATGAGTGATTGGGCAAACCGAACGCTCAAGGACTTCGACCAGGGTGACCGTGGATTTGAAGCGGTAAACACTCCGCAGACCTCGTCGCTACTTCGTGACGTGTCGTCGAAGTCTCAGCCCTTTTGGGCCAATGACCTCGACAGTCTTCACTACCAGCTCGGGCAGATCGCCGACACCGCGCCTCAACGAGACTCCCTGGCGGCTCTTACCGCACAGAAGTCTCTCGAAGATCGGATGACGAGCTTCACGAAGAACCAGACGCTACTTGGTGATCCTGACGACCTTGCACAGACGTGGAAGGAAGCGCAGGGCAACTACGCGGCTGGTATGCGTGGCAAGACAATCGACAACACGCTCGACAACGCGCTCGGCACTGCTGCGAAGAACAACTCGGGCCAGAATATCGGCAACGACATTCGGAACGCCATCAATCCGCTGACCAAAGACGGCAACAAGCTCGCCCTGTCCAGCGGGTTCAACCAACAAGAGATCAACGCGATGCGAAACATTACTCGTGGCACGATGGGGACCAACCTCATGCGCTACGGCAGCAACCTCCTTGGCGGTGGTGGCGGCATCGGAAGCTTGATCGCTGGTGGTATCGCTGGTGGTCTCGGCACGTCGGCCGAAGGAGCCCCAGGAAGTCTGGCAGGCCCTGCGGCTATGCTGGCTGGCATCGCGCTGCGTCGTGGTTACAACCGGGCGCAGGTTGGTAAGGCTCGTGATCTGAGCAACATGGTTCGCAGCCGCTCACCGCTTGCTGCGGCAGCTCCCGCTGCTCCCGCTTCATTGTCTCCCGTAGCTCAACGGCTACTGGCGATCAACCAAGCGCTCTCGAACAGCCGCTGATCCGTAGCGGTTGACCATCTTTCGTGCGTACGCGCGGTCCAACCACTGCGTAACGACGTACGTCAGACCAACCAATATGAAGACGAGGATGATGCTCATGGTGAAAGTCGTAGCACCGTCCCAAAAGGCTCGCAAGACCTCGCCCCGGCCCACCGCTAAGGGTAAGCGAAATTCGGTCCAGAGCCAAGTCTGGAAAGAGATATGGGCAGACCCGGAGCGTCGTGAGGCTTTACTCGCGAAACGCCGGGCTGCTCCCGTCCAGCGCGGCAAGCGCACTGGCGTCCCTGATGGGATGCGCAAGGCTGACGCAGAAGCCGCATGGGCTCGCGCTGCAGAACAAGCAGATAGGTTTATTAAGATCATGGAAAAAGCAGGCGAAATCCCTGAGGTCGTCGTTCCCGGCTCAGAAGCTGAGATGGCGAAGGAAGTCCTTCGTGAGGCCTACAAGGACGCCGTCAGCCCTATGACGGACAAGAAGGTGAAGGCTACGTATCAACGCCTCGTCCTCGATTTCACCAAGGCTAAACCGGAGAGCCGAAGCAAACTCACGCTCGACAAGAGTGAAGAGTGGCTCGCTGCTCTGGAAGAAGACATGAATGCCGATGGTAGATCGTCTAGCGATCCGCAAGCGGCTACTTAACGATTTCGAGTTCTACGCCAAGCACTGCGTAAAGATAAGAACCAAAGACGGCAAGATTGTCCCTCTGGTTCTGAACAAAGTCCAACGACGCTTCATGAAGGCTGTCATCAGGCAGCTGACGACGAAGGGTCGCGTTCGCATGGTCGTGCTCAAAGCGCGCCAGCAGGGACTGTCGACCGTCATCTCAGCCGTACAATACTGGTGGGTAAGCCAACGCAAGGCCATGAAGGGCCTCGTGATGTCTCACGAAGCGGAGAGCACCGATACGCTCTTCCAGATGTACCGGCGTATTCACGACAACTGTCCGCTGTGGGTCAAGCCAAGCACCAAATACAGCTCCAAGACGGAGATGGTGTTCGACAAGCTCGACAGCGCGTTCCGCGTGGCTACTGCAGGCGGTCGTGGCGTTGCTCGCGGCGATACTATTCAGTTCGCGCATCTGTCTGAGGTGGCCTTCTGGCCGACAACCTTCGCACAGGCGAACTTCAACGGGTTGATCCAAGCAGTGCCTGAGAACGACGGCACGTTCGTGTTCGTCGAAAGCACTGCGCAAGGCGTCACCGGCAAATTCGCTGACCTTTGGAACAACGCAGTTGAGATGGGCTACGAACAGTTCTTCTCGGCGTGGTTCGAGAGCGATGAGTACCGTGCTGCAGCTCCTGCAGACTTCGAACGTACTCCTGACGAAGAAGACCTAATCAAACTCTTTGGGTGCGAAGGTCTCGTCAGCAACGATCAGCTATTCTGGCGACGGCGTAAGGTTGCCGCCAACGGTCTCGATCTGTTTCGGCAGGAATACCCTGGCACGCCTGAGGAAGCCTTCATCTCCACTGGTCGGCCGGTGTTTAATCCCGACACCATCCTGCAGCGTCTCCACAGTCCGAAGAAGCCGCTCAAGCTTATGGCGGTCGAAGAGGGTGCTCTCAATGAGCATCCCCGTGGTGAGCTGAAGGTCTACGTCGACTATCCAGACGTTGATGCTGACGGTCGACCAACGGGCAGACGCTCGATGGTCAGTCCTGACCAGAACTACGTTATTGGTGCCGACGTTGGCATGGGTGTGCGAGACGGCGACTATTCTGTCGCACAAGTTCTCGACGGCGATCTACGACAGGTCGCTGTGTGGCGTGGGATCATTCATCCTGACCAGTTCGCCAAGATCATTATGGCGCTCGGGTACTACTACAACACCGCACTTGTTGCTCCTGAACGAAACAATCACGGCCTTCTGACTTGCGTTCGCCTGCGGGACCTCGGGTATCCGAACATCTACACGGACACCACTGAGGGCACGCTCGAAGACAAGGACACAATCCGCATCGGCTTCTACACCGACGAGCGGACCAAGCCGCTGATCATCGACAAGCTTCGCGCTGTCGACCGTGACAGGCAGATCGAGATCAACGACGAGCAGACGCTACGTGAGATGTACACGTACGTCATCACCGACACCGGCAAGATGAAAGCCGAAGAGCCAGGGCACGACGATTGCGTCATGTCGCTGGCGTTGGCGAACCACGTTCACGAAGGCAAGTGGACGCCCGTTTCTTTCACCGATGATTTTTATTCAAACGCAATTTGAGGACGCCTAGATGGCGGACGACGACAAACCGCATGTGTTAGACGACAAAGAGATTGTCGTTAAAGTCCTCTCCAAAGCCCAGGAGAGTGTCGGCTGGTATGACAGTCGGCTGTCGAAGGAACGTCAACGCGTCCTCGGCTACTACAACGGCGAGCTGCCCAAGCGACAACACGTAGGCGCTTCGACATACGTCTCTACTGACGTGTACGACAGCGTCGAGAGCCTGAAGTCTCAGCTTCTCGAAGTGTTTGCTGGTGGCGACCACATTGCTCAGTTCGACCCCGACAGCTCGATGACCGCGCAGTCGTGTCAGGTCGCAACCGAGTACGCGAGCTATGTGATCTTCCGTGAGAACGACGGCTACGGAGTGTTCCGTGACGTTATCCACGATGCGCTGCTCGCCCGCGCTGGTATCGCCAAAGTCTTTTGGGACGAGCGCTACGAGTATCGTGACGAAGAGTTCAACGGGCTGCAAGAGCACGAGGCGATGGGTCTCGCTGCTCAAGATGACGTTGCTGAGTTCGACGGAGACGTTGATCCCATCACCGGCATGGTGAGCGGCAAGCTGTCGCGGAAGATCGACAAGTCTCAAGTCAAGATCATCTGCGTGCCGCCCGAAGAGTTCCTGATCTCACCGCGTGCTCCCAATATGGAATACGCGCCGTACGTCGGGCACCGAACGCTCAAGCCTAAGTCGGAGCTGATTGCTGAAGGGTACGACCCCAAGGTGATCATGCCGCTGCACTACGATGACAGTAAGGGTCTCGATTTGAGCCCTGAGGTGATCGAGCGCAACAAGCCAATCGAAACCGCGCAAGCCATCGACAACCCGATCCAGCCCGAACAGGAGCTGGTGATGGTCTACGAGAGCTACGTGCGGATGCAGGTTGATCCGAAGAAGGGCACGCGTCTCTACAAGATCGTTCACGTCAACGAAGTCCTGCTCGACAAGCAAGAGGTTGATCGTCGGCCGTTCATTATCTACGTGCCACTGCCGATCCCACACCTCTTCTACGGCAACAACTTCGCTGCCCGCGTCATCCCGTACCAGAACGCGCAAACCGTCCTGACCCGCGCTGTACTCGATCACAGCACCATCACGACCAACCCACGTTGGCAGGTGGTCAAGGGAGGCCTGATCAATCCACGCGAGATGTTGGAGAACCGCCTCGGAGGCATCGTCAACGTCAAGACGCCCGAGAGCGTCACCGCGCTGCAGTACCCGTCCCTGAACCCGTTTATCTTTCAGGTCATGGGCACGCTTCAGTCCAACAAAGAGAGCAGCACTGGTATCTCGTCGCTGTCTCAGGGCCTGAACAAGGATGCGATCAGCAAGCAGAACTCGCAGGGTCTCGTCGACCAGTTGGTCAACCTATCGAGCACCCGGCAGAAGATTTGCGCTCGCAACTTCGCCTACGGCTTCTTCACGCAGCTGATGCTTGAGGTCATTCGCCTCGCCATCATCAACGAGAAGAAGAAGAAGTTCATTGAGGTTGCCGGGAGCGTTATCGGAGTTACCCCGGAACAATGGACTGAGCGAACGACCTGCACGGTCTCCATGCACCTCGGGTACGGCGAGAAGGAACAGACGATCCAGCAGATGACTGCAGGATACGCCGGTCTAGCACAGGACCCGACTATTGGTCCGCTGTTCACCCCGCAGAACCGCTACAACATGCTTCGTGACATCATGAAGCTGCGTGGCTGGCCGGGCGCAGCGAACTACCTGACGCCTCCGCAAATGGCTAAGCCTCCGCAGCCTGATCCGTTCAAGGTTCAGGAAGCGCAGACCAAGGACAAGCTGGCGACCGCCGCGCTGATCAACGCTCAAGCGAACCAAACGCATGAGCAGACGCGCATCGCTGTCGACGGCACCAAGGTCCATCAGGACAGCCTGAAGCTGACGCTGAATGCGATGGAGCATGATCGTGACCAAGACCGTAAGGACATGGACACGGCCAACCGCATCAACATTTCGCAACGTGAGATGAAACTCGCGGAGCAAACGCCACAACGGGAAGCGTACGTCTCACCCTCGAACGCATGAGGACGTAACACGCTCCCAATGTAACCCCAGGAACCGGCGCTGCCTTCGGGCATCCGGCCTGGGGCATTCATAGGACACCTTTGGATACTGACACGACGATTGCCTTGGGCAGCTATTGCGAGCAGCTCCTGGTCAATCACTTCTTTCAGTTTCTGTCTGCCGATTTCGAGCAAACAGCAATCGCTGAGCTGCTCAATACGAAGCCTCACGAGATCAAAGCCCGTGAAGCGATCTACGCGAGGATCACGGCACATCGCGAGTTCTTGCTGTCGGTGAAACAGTTCATCGACAAGAAAGAGCAAGCCCTACAACCCGAACAGGACCAATCGGACGACGATCCGACCGTCCATGAGATTTATAGAAAAGTCGATTGATGACGACCACTACCGATACTGGCGTGGCTGATACTACCGAAGTCGGCGGCGTTGCAAACGCTGCTGAAGCACTACTCGCCCGCTTCCTTCCCGAGAAGACGGACGCTGCATCGCAGTCATCCGAAAAGAAGCAGGTTGAGACACCTGAACCGAGTGAGCCCACCGAAGAGCACGAGACCACTGAGGAAACCTCCGACGAAAGTCCAGAGGGTGCCGAAGGTGACGAAGGCTCCGAAGAGAATGACCAACAGGTCGAGAAGAAGTACGTCGACAACGACGAAGCCTTCGTCAAGATCAAGGTCGGCGACGAGGAACTCGAAGTCCCCGTCAAGGACCTGAAGCGCCTGCATGGTCAGGAAGCTGCACTCACCCGTAAGAGCCAAGAGGTTGCGGACCAACGCAAGGCTGTCGAAGCACAACAGACGCAGTACGCTGCGAAGCTCGACCGCATGGTTAAGGCCGCTACCGCCAAGGCAGATGAGTTCCGAAAGCTGAACTTCTTCGCACTCGCGAAGGACCCGAACATCAGCGCGGAGCAGCTCAACATTCTAGAAACAGAAGCCCGTAAGGCTTTCGAGGAAGAGACGTTCCTCAAAGGCGACCTGAAAGAGTTCGTGGATGCTGTCCAGAAGGACCAGCAGACGAAGCTCGCAGATACCGCCCGTGAGACCGTTAAGGTCCTCTCTGACGAGAAGAGCCCGCTCCACATCAAAGGCTGGAACCAAACCGTCTACAACGATCTGCGCAGCTTCGCCAAAGAACTCGGCGTCCCGGCCAACATCGTCGACAATCTCGTCGATGCGCCGTCGCTGAAAATTCTTCACATGGCGCTGATGTACAAGAAGGGCGCATCCAAAGTGAGCACCCAGGCTGTCAACAAGACCGCCAAGAAGATCGTCAAGACGACCCGCACCTCCGCACCGTCTTCCAAGCCCGTCGCCGAACAACAGAAGGCGATGAAGGTGCTGAAGAAGGCTGGCCGAGTGCAGGACGCTGCCAATGCGTTCCTCGCTGGCTGGGCTACGGACGAAGATTAACCCTTAACACGAAGTCAATTTTGAAATGACGACTTTCACTTCCTACGACTCGGTTGGTATCAAAGAAGATATTTCGGACATCATCACGAATATCTCGCCGACCAAGACTCCCTTTCTCAGCTCCATCGGCAACGAGAAGGTCACGCAGAAGCTCTTCCAGTGGCAGACCGACGTGCTCCGCACGCCCGCGAACGCCCCGGTAGCCGAAGGCGCGGACGCTTCGTTCATCACCGTCACCCCGACCGTGATGGTGTCGAACACCACGCAAATCTTCATGGAGGCCGTGCAGGTCTCTGGCTCGCTCGAAGCGACCTCCGAGTATGGCCGCGCGCGCGAAAGCGCCTACCAGCTCGCGAAGACTGCGGCTGCGCTCAAGCGCGACCTCGAAGTGGCGTTCGTTGGTACCGCCCAGGCGTCGATCACCGGCTCTGACGGCGTTGCCCGGCAGATGAACGGCTTCCAGAAGCAGGTTGCTTCCGCGAACGTCGTCTACATGGGTGCCTCGACGAACCTGACCGAAGCGGCCCTGCTCACCTGTATGCAGGACATCTTCAACGCGGGTGCCGATCCGACGCGCATCCAAGTCACCCCGGCGAACTCGCTGATCGTGGCTGGCTTCGCGGCGGCTGCTGGCCGTTACCGGACGCTGAACACTGGCGGAGACGACAAGTCTCTCGTCAACGTGGTCAACCTGTATGTCTCGCCGTTCGGTGAGCAGAAGGTCGAGGTCAACCGCTTCCTGAAGGCGGTCGGCACCGTGGTCACTGGCGACAGCACGTCGACCGCTGGTAACACGATCATCTTCGACCCGGACATGTGGGCTCGCGCTACGCTCCGTCCGTGGACCCGCGAGACGCTGGCGAAGACTGGCGACAGCCTGAAGATGATGATCGTCGGCGAGTTCTCGCTGAAGCACAAGGCTCCCTTGGCTTCGGGCGTGGTCGTCGATAACGCGGCTTCCGGCTTCTAA